ACCGGCGTCAAGTCGAGCCCGATATGTTCAGCCGAACCACGGAAGCGGTTGAGCCACGCGGCCAGTGACACGCCAGCCTGACGACGTAGTTCTTCTTGCGAGGCTTCGTCGTCAGGGTCAAACGGTTCGTAGCCGCCGCCTTCTTTACGCTTGGCTACCGGCGATATGTATGCCGGATATTCAGCGACCTTGATTGACACGACATCACTTTGCTGGACTTCTTCCTGCTTAACCACGATCCGTAGTCCGCTGGCCATGCGCCGTGCCATGTCGATACGCCAGTTACGCGCCGCCGTGCTATCATCCACGCCATAAAATGCGTCATACATTTCATGTTCCGGCTGGGTTGCCAGCCAGTCCACAAACTCATCGGCCTTGAATATATTATAACCGGTAGCTTGCAGATAATCGTCGATTATCCGCTGCTTGGTTTTTCTTGCAAAGTTACTCATTTACTCCTCCTTTTAAAATTAACCGCCATGCCCGACCTCTACTCACCATGCCTCTTCATTCCACAACCGCCTAACCAAATCTGACCGCGCCCTACCAAACCTTGCCTAGCCGCACCTCACCGTGACAAACCCCTCCTAAACCGCCATGCCAAGACAAGCCATGTCTAAAGTAACCTTTCCACGCCATGACCGCCCAACCTTGCCAGATCAAACCGTCCTTATCGCAACTTTCCACACCTCAACCGCCTTACCTAACCTCATGTAATCCTACCAGACCTGACCATGCCGAAACCGCCTTGCCCAACCGAACCTTACGAGACCCAGCCGAAACGCACCATGACCGCCGCGCCCAGCCCAACCTCACCCAGCCTAGCCGTACCGTGACGGACCGAACCCCGCCTTGCCTATCCAGCCTTAACCGCCGTGCCACAACAAACCTCACCTCACCGGAACCAACCAAAACTCATGTGACCAGAACCGCCGTAACTTGCCCAGCCGGACCGGACCTTACCGCAACACACCGGACGCCATCAAACCACAACCGCCTCGACTCTCCATAACTCAACATGGCCCACCCGAAGACACCATAACCGTCTTTCCGCAACCCGCGGCGGGGGAAGAACCCCCGCCTATATTGGTTAAGCAGCCCTCCGCAACCGCTCTTCTTGTAAGAACTGCATTAGTTCTGCTGTTTCCTGATCCGCGCACTCTGGATTGTCACGCGCTAACTCCTGAACCTCGCGGCCCTCTTGCATAAGCTCGTCCCAAATATCTTGGTATTCGCCCATATCTTCAGAACCGGCTATAGAGAATGTACCGAAAGACCCACGGCCTTTCTCCTGACGGAAATCGCCAAGGCCGATTAGTTGTCCGGCATTCTGTACGAGAGAAGAGATAGAACGTGCGCTGAAATTAGGTGTAGCAAACCTGATTTCTACTTCGGCGCACCAGTTAGGAAGATAGGCACGAGTACGCATATCCGGTGTGCGGTTCATGTCCGCGGACCGTACTACGTCAATTTTAAGGTACGGCTTGCCCCAGATATTTATATTTGCCTGTGGCAAGAAGATAAGCCGGTTAACGCTGGTCTTATTTACACCAGCCGTTTCAAGTGCAGCCGTAGCCATTGCACCCTTTACGCCAGCCGCTGGGAAACACAAAAGCGTGTCACCTTTTGGTTGGGTGTGCATGGAGTCGGCAAACTCCTGTTCCGGATTATGTTTGATTTCTTTCTTTTCAGCCGCAGTCTTGCGGCCTGCGCCAACGAGAAGGTCTCGTTTAGCTTTTGCCGACATACTGTTGAAGTACATCGGGGTCTGTCCAATCAAGCGGATTTTGATTTGGCCCTGCTTGATGACTGGGATGCTAATTGCATCATTAGTCTTTTTTGTAGCTGCCATTTTTTTTCTCCTTTGCTAATGACATAAGAATTATCCTATATAGTCTTACTACTACATATTGTCAAGCAGAAAAAAATACCCCCAGAGTCGTGCGAACTCTGGGGGCTACTACGGGAACTTGTAAAGCTTGGGGGCTTTACAAGCTCATATATATGCGATTGTTTGGGAAAAGTCAAGAGAAATCGTCACCATGAATTAATTCTTCTAACTCTTCGTCAGACATGTTTTCAAAATCCATGTCCTCAAAGCGTTTTTTCTTCTTCACTGGGTAACGCTTTACGGTCACCTTATCTAATTTCTTGATAGGATCACCCATGATGTCGTCCAGTTTGACTACCTTAGTTTCTAAAGTTTCTAAAGTTTCTATGGTAGAATACTTATGACCGCACGTTAAACACCGCCGGTGACGACGTGTTGTATCTCCAAGTCGCCTACTGTTATAGACCTTACTCTTTCCCTGACACTTGGGGCATATCATTTCTTTCTCCCTGACAGCAATCTGATATGACCATCTTGCATACTGAACATTGATAATGCCCGTGAACATCGACGGGCGGGAAGTGAACTATAGATGTATGGCAGCGAGGGCATAGCCCATCTTCTATTAAACGCCCCATACTGCCATCACCCTGACTTATTGTCATTTCTTTGGCGGACGACCGCGCTTTTTCTTTACCGGCGCGGCGATCTTTGCTTTTGGTGGACGGCCCCGTTTCTTTTTCACGGGAGCTTTACCGCCTACCCATGCTTCGTTGACCGTGGGCGTTGATTTGTCGTCAGCCCGCAGACGCCCCTTGTCATCTCTGGCCCGTTCAGGCCCACAGAAAAACATAGGGAAGAACAGTCGTAAGAATTTATTTAGCATATACCTCTCCTTAGTAACTAAGACTTATCGCATACCATAGTTAAAAAAAATGGTCAACCGATTGTTTTGCGATAGACGTTCCACATGACGCGAAGCTGACCAGATATTGTCCGGCCCTCTAATTTCGCTAATTTCTTAATCTCTTCGTACACTTCGATGGGTACGAGAACAGATTTCCACTTGGTGATGTCCATATATAGCTCCTTATGTGTAGGAATATATAAGAGAAGTTGTTATTTTACAAGTAAAAAAGGCCCCGCCGAAGCGGGACCAGTCTTCTAAGGGAGGATTTACATGAAACAATTACTCTGCTTCACCCCAACTAGGACCGATCTCAATGTCACATAAGTTGGGTATCTCTAACGGTACAGCATTTTCCATAATTTCTGCAACCTCTTTCGCTTCTTCACGATTTTTCACAGACATGGCGATCTCATCATGTATTTGCACAAGCGGTATGCGTCCTGTCTTGTAGATGTTCACCATTGCTTTCTTAGTCATGTCCGCGGCAGACGCTTGGATCAGCCTGTTGAGTGCTTTGTAAGTGTACGCCCGCTTCAATCTGGTGGTCTCACCGTACTCGCGGATGGCCTCTTGGTATGGTAGAGCCTTGTTCATGGCAAAGGTGTCGGGCTCCCACAGATCAAACCGGCACTTACGCCCCAGTATCGACCGGACGGAACCACTGCCGTCCTTTTTGTTCAGGTGATTTTGTACGCCGTTCATCAGTCCTTTCACAAACGGGACGCGGTCATGGTACTGCTTAACCAGACCCTTGGCCTCTTCAACATCAATATCTAGCTGGTCAGATAGCTTATTGACGCCCATGCCATACATCATGCCAAGGTTAATCGTCTTCGCCTGTTTGCGCGGGATCTCCGCCATTTCTGCGACCATCGTATGAAAATCCATATTACTATCATGTCTATAAGCATTAACGAACTCCTCTGCGCCGTTAAGTAACGCGCCTCTTGTCTTGCCAAAAACGTATGCGTAATGAACCAAGATCCGTGGTTCCTGTTGCGAGAAATCTATAGCCGCCCACTGGTCACCCTCTTCCGGCAGGAACAGACTGCGTATCATCGGCCCCATCTCAGGGTCACGCGCCGGTATCTGTTGTAGGTTTGGGTTTGACATGGATATGCGTCCCGATACCGTGCCGCCATCGTCAGAACGGATCTGGTTGATGTGGCTATGTATGCGGCCATCAGAGCGGCAATGCTTCATTATGGTGTTGATGAACGTGCCGCTGGTCTTGTTCAGGTTGCGGGCTTGCACGATCAGCCGTGCCAACTCGTGGTCATGGTCCGTGAGAAACGATTTGGTAAATGACGGGGCGTTCTTTTCTGTCTTTGGATACGGTATGCCCAGCGCGTCAAATGCTTTGGCTATAGACGCGGCGGCCCACAACTCCACGTCCCTACCGGCCACTCGCTTGATTTGAGCAAGCACATCCTTTTCTTTGCTTAGAAGCGTGTTCCGCGTTTTCTCGACTCTGTCCTGATCTACCCGCACCCCTCGCCATGTCATGTCGATCAGACAGGGCAACAGGTCAAGCTCTAGATTTGCGATTGGCCAGAGCTCTTCCTTGGTAAGCTGGGTGGACAGATAGTTCCAAAGATCCAGTGTAATTTCTGCGTCGTTCTGAGCGTATGGCCCCACATACATGGCTGGCATCTTCCACATCTCAGCCTTGGGGTCCAAGCCAAACTCGCGGGCTGCTTCTTGCAGAGTCTTTTCAGTCTTTATTTTACCCAGCAGATCGTAGGAGAGTGAGTTGAGGCTGTAGCTGAACCGGTTTTCATCCAGCAGTGCGGCCACCAACATGGTGTCGATTATGCGCCCGTTAATGGTAAAACCCATGCGGCGTATCCAGCCCGCGTCATACTGGGCGTTGTGCATAATCTTGTCGGCGGGACACTCAAACACTTTCTTCAGCCACTTGTTGACTATGCGCTCATCCAGATTGCCGCCACCTAGATGCCGAATGGGTATGTATCCAGCCCAGTCGGCAACAGCTACAGCGTAGCCCACTACCTCGCCGTCACCGGTAGGCCATCCGGGCCCGTTGGACTTGAGGTTTGGGTCCTTTGTCTCAACGTCGATGGCTATTTGTTTAGCATCGAATATGTCGGGTAGCTCTGCCGGTGGAACCCATTCACTCTTGGGTCCGAACATTGTCATCTGTAGTGCCATATCATTTCCAGTAAATGGTTACGATCTCGTCGCCCTGTTGAAGAACCTTCCAGCCCTGATTGAGGTAATGGTCCAGTTGTTCAACGCGGATGAACCGAATGAGCTTATCTGATCTTTTAATCACTCGTTTCTTCGCCACCTAACGCTCCATACCCGCAAATATCTACCCAACTGTCCTCATGCCGTGGTGTTACCATCAGACGAGCCAGCTTTACCGCAACCATACATTGATACACTTGATGAGCGGTAACCTCTGTATTTAGCAGAACAGACCACATTTTGGCTATATGTTCATGGTTTTCATAAGCATCGCCATAATCCTTGGCCCGTGCGCCGTTGATTATGGTCTTTGCTTTTTTGAGTACGTCATTACGTTTCATATCTGATAACTCCTCGTGGCATCGTCAGGCTCAACTAAGTATAGGTTCTGCTTGGTCCGTGTGATGCCAACGTAGAACACACGGTGCAAATCGTCAGGCGCGAGTTCCGCGGCCTTTGATGCGGCTGGTGATATCTCTGTAAACAGAACCACGTTATCAGCCTCGCCGCCCTTAGATCCGTGGATCGTGGACAGATTGATACGAGGCTCTGCATTGAACTTTTCACCACGGCGTAACAGCGCGGTGATGTAGGCACGGTCCGCGCTAGGCAGTTTATCCATCGCTGTATGCCAGATGCAGTTATGAATGTAATCCATAGTAACGCTTGAGATTGGAACGAATTTAACAAGTCCGTGGTGCGCGATCAGTTCATCCAGCGTCACCATGTCGTCATCGTCGAGTGCCGGTAATTTTTTAAATCCGCGCTTGACTCTGTCGTTGACGGACATATAACTGTAAATGGTTCGTGCGGTCTTGCCCGTCACCTGTTTACCTTTTCTCAACTGTTCCCAGCCATTCACAGCGTCGCTCAGACTTTCTGAGATTGAACGTCGGCCCCGATAGTTGAAAAGATAGCCCCGACTCCGTAGGTCTGCGGTTATATCCGACAGGAAGTATGCGGCTTGTGCCAGCACGAGCCACGAACCCTCAGAAAAATCAATCATCTCAGCGCGGGCGATATGCTCTACGTTGCCTCTGTCTTCGCGAGGCAGATACTTTTTGGGCACACGGCGTTTGATGCGGCGGACCACACGCTCTGCCATAGGATGCACAGAGGC